CAGCACTGCTACTGCTGATGTTATTAACCGTCCAATCGTTGCTGCCAGCGGCGTCATAACCCAGTGCGGCTGCGCTGCTGTTATCCGCAAAATTAAGGTAGTAGCCGTTGGTGCCGTAGCTGCCGGTGTATTCAATCGGGTTCCACACGCCGGTAGTGGCGTCAAACTCACCGAAGCTTGTGGGGGTTAGGGCTTGACCGTCGATGAAGTGAACGTCGGCGAGGTAGCCGTCGAGATAAGTAGTATCATCGCGTCCTATCGTTTGTGGTTCTGCGCTATTCCAAAGTGCTTGAGAATAACCCTGACTTGGATAATTTGCAGTAGCAAATTGCGTTATTTGAACACCGTTAGCATACATCTTTACCCTGTTTGCCGGTGTACTTTGATCAGTATCAAACACAACCATATAGTGACCCCAGGCAGATGGATCACGATAAACAGCTGTTGTTAATACCTGAAATACAAGACTGCCGTTGTAAAAATAAACTTCAAACTTATCCTCACTGCCTCTAAAATTTATGATGCAATGATGTCCTGAAGCGTTTCGCGCAGTAAAAATGTGCCTACGCGGCTCGGACGGATCTTTAGAAACACAAGATTTATACCAAAAGGAAAATGTCCAGAGTTTAGTGTTCCCCGCTGAACCAAAAGTTTTTGAAAGATAAGCGCTATCAACTCGATTAAACCGCAGCGAACGTTCGATTTCGTAGCCGCCAGCTGCTCCAGCAGGACTTGCCAACAGCAGAGGCAGGGCGCTTCCGGGAATTGACATGTCAGCTCAGGTTGGTGATCAGGGTTGCAGTGATCTTGGTGCTGGACTGAACCGCATACACGATGCAGTCAACTGCTCCAGCGGCAGTGCTTAGGGTCGGTGCCGTACCGCCAGTGAAGTCCCAGTAGGTGTCATACGACAGCAAACGAGAACCCGTGCCATCCTGTGTCACCCAGATACAACCCGATTGACCTGCCACGAGATTAGTCGGATTTGCCAAAGTCGCCGTATGCGCCAGCGTCACGCTGAAATTATTGGAATCAGAAAAGTCAGGCGTGATGGTTGATGCACTTGTCAGTGCCGTAATCTCACCACGTTGACCCTTCGTCCAGGTCTGCGCTCCATCCAGTAAGCCGTAACCGCTGATGGTCTGACCGGCGGCAAACGTAATCGCCCCGGTCATCGTGCCGCCCGACTTGGGCAGTGCTGCATCGGCTAGGTCATAAGCCGTCTTGACCGAATTGGGCGTTGCAGCCGTTGTGATGCTTGTGCTGCTAGTCGAATCAGTCAGTTGCAGAACGCCGGTAACGCTTGTGGAGCCGGTCTGAATCTTGCTGCCGCTGATTGCTGCAGATGCGTTGATGTCTGCGTTAACAATGACGCCAGTGCCAATGCTTGTGACACCGCTGCTGCTGATTGTTACGTCACCTGTGATCTGCCTTGCAGTCGGGATGTTCGAGCCATCTCCAACCACCAAATAACCGGCAGTCAGCGCAGCCAGTTTGCTGTAATCAATAGCGGCTGCTGCATTGATGTCGGCGTTGACGATCGAGCCAGTGGCAATGCTGGTGACGCCTGTGTTGCTGATGGTTACATCACCAGTGAACTGAACGCCGGTCGCTGCATTACTTGCATTACCGACATACACATAACCGTCAGTCAGGGAAGTGCCGAGCTTTTCATTGTCCAGCTCCTGAATTGCGGCCTGTACGTTGGTCGAGGCAATGTCGCCGTAAGGCGTAAAGCTGATGTTGGTTGCGGTCTGACCTGCAATAGCGCCCGAAACGTCGATCAGTTCCCAGCTCGTGCCGTTGCTGAGAATCATGTCCGGCGGTGCCAGAGCTTCCGGCGGGGCATTACCAGAGCCGGTGCCCGAAGTGCTAACGACCAAGTAGTACCGGTTGTTGGTGTCAGAAGCAGCAGGCAGTGAGCCGCCAACCGTCAGACCCAGTGCAGAACCGGCAGACGTGACCGAATCAACTTGGTTGACGCTGGCGTCATATGTTCCAGCAAAGATCAGCTCACCACTGGTGATCGTGACGGGCAGCCATGCAGACCCGGACCAGATGTAAAGGTCACCGTTCAGCTCATCCCAGAAATACTGACCCTTGAAATCAGCGGTCGGGAAGGTGACAACACCGGCGGTTGAACCAGAACCACCGAATTTGACGGTGGAAGAGTTGGATAGTTTTGCGCCAGTAATCGAGTTGTTGGCAAGCCGGTCGATTGACAGCGATCCGCTGGTCAGTTTTGCCGCGCTGATGTCGGGAATATCGCCGGCGCTAAGTGTCGTGCCGCCAGTGACATGACCCTGGGCGTCGATTGTGACTTTGGGATAGGTGCCGGGAGTGGCGGAATTGCTGTGATTGAGCTGGCCGCCTGCGGCAACTTCAAGACCACTGCCGGGATACACAGCGCCAGCCGTACCAGCGCCAGCAGCGGGCAAGTCAGCTGCAGTAATCAGCCGCCCAGCGGTTACCAGGCCGTTTGCGTCGTATTGGGTGACGTGATATTCGCTGGCGTTTGCGGTAACGGTGTTGTCAATCTGAATTTCATTGCCACTCATCGTGAGGCCGTTGCCATTCACGACAACTGCGCCCTTGTCCGTTGTGGTGGCTAGCGGCAGGTCCGCTGCAGCAATTACTCGGTAGCTAACGGCGCCAGCACTTCCGCTAGGGCCAGCCAAAAACTGACCGGCGGCACTGGTGTTATCCAGCGTCGTGCTGATTGTGACTTCATCGCCAACCGTGCTGACACTGATATTGACTACGCCGGCACTGCTGCCGACAACGCTGTTGACCGAACCGGCGGCTTTAACACTGACCCAGCTGCTGCCATTCCAGCAGTAGATCTTGCTGTCATCGGTATCAAGGGCAATCTGGCCGACAAATGCACCACTGCCCGGAAGGGTGGTAACCAGATCAACCGTGGATTCGTCAGCGAGTTTGGCGGCAGTTACACCGTCATCTGCCAGCTGGGTTGCACCGACAGCGCCATTAACAAGAGCCGTACCAGCAATTTGCTGGCTGCCGAACAGGATTTTGGCGCCGGGAATGGTGGCGTCTGCGATCAGCGTGGTGGCGTTGCCTACCAGGTCGGTGACCGTAATCTTTTTGGTCTCGCTGGCGCTGATGTCCGCGATCGCCAGAAGATCGCCCGCTGCAAGATCGCCACCCGCAAGGGCTGCCAATTCTGTGATTCTCAGGTCGGCCATACCCTTGGTTCCTGATGCCGTCTACGGTTGCAATCAGTCTAAGGGCTATTCCGATTCCTCCAATAGCAGGTAGGAGTCGGCATTTTGCTCCAGTGTGATCTTGCCGGTGTCTTCCTGCAGCAGATAACTCTTCGGTTGGGTTCTTGCCTTGAGGCGAATGGGCCCAGTGGCAACAAAGTCGATTGTTCCAACAACCAAACTATCCGGGGTAAAGCTGACCGCTGAACTTGTAACTAAGGCATCAAATTCCCACCACAAGGAATCGTTAATTTGTGATGCGTAAAATTCGCCGGTTTGTGCAGTGGTGTCTTGTGCTTTGACGTAAAACTTACCGCGAAATGATGAGCCAACTTCTGTGCGCAGTACCAGCTGCATTAGATAGTGGACGGATTCGCTGCCGTCTGTGTTGGCATAGTCCCAATGAGCAACAAGCCTGCCGCTACCCGTAATCAGACTGCTGTACTGCTGGCGGTGTTCGTCACTGAGAGCAGTGATATCAACAGTTTCACGATTGGTGTTTAATTCGTATTGAGTAACGTCCGCCAAAATGCGGGTGTCGCGGTCGCGAATGGTGACGCGAATTGGAATGTCACGCGCAATATTGGCAAGCGAAACAACGCCAGTTGCTCCACCTTCAAGGCTTTGGTCAAAGGTGTTGTAGAGCTTGACGCCGCCTAAATCATCAATGAAGACATACCAGTTGCCGCTGGTTTGAACGCTGCCGACAGTCCAGCCCGAGGCATCAACAAAATCAAGGTCTGTGCCGTCAGTCGTGGCAATCTCAATAAAATCACCGCTGACTAAGAAACCCTCGTCAAAATCAAAACTAAAGCGATTTGATCCAGCGCTTACATCTGATGGGTTGACGATAGATTCCTTGCTGCCTTCAAGGGATTTACGGGTCAGCTCAATGCTGCCGACATTGCCGAGATAGATGCCCATTAGATCGTCACCGCAGTAAGGGCACCAGTGGCTTGGAACGTAATATCGGCACGGCTTACTTCACCCACAGATGCGGCAAAACTGACGCTGGTGATATAAGCGGTTAGTTGCACATCATGATTGGTGTTGCCCTCCACCAAACGCAGGCGAAGATCGACCGTATCTGTATCGCTAACACCAGCGATTTTCAAAACATTTTTTAGGGCTGTGGCGGCGTCGTTGCGACCAGTGCCATCGTTGTAGTACAGCAGCGTGGCATTGCCGTTGAACTCTTGAACGCCGGGCGTGTATGTGCGTTGCGAGTCGCCAAGCGTGGTCGTTTCCAGTACCTCAAGGTTTCCGGTCAGTGACCAGTTTGTGACCTTGATTTGCTCTGTTCCGTCGATCAGCAGGCGCCCGTCCCTGCCGGTATAGACCTTGGCCATTAGAGGACACCTACTAATTTCACTGTAACGTTACTGATTCCAGGTCGCACAGAAGCAATCTGGGGTGGGCCGTCATAACGCCACTTATTTCCGGTAGCGGCGTCAATTGCACCACTGTCACCGCCCCAGCCGGTACGGAACTCATCGGGCAAGGTGAACACCGAAAAACCGCCCTTGGTTTCGTCGTAATGGGTGATGAAATCGTCGGCTGCTGTATCGGCGATATTTTCATAGCCAAGGTCCAGTGTCATGCCGGTGCGCTTGTCGCCATACAGAATCCGAGTCTCGGAACCGTTCTGTGACTTGAAGCTTTTATACGGATAATCGCCAGCAGTGAAAGTCCGGCTGGACGGTACAAGCGTGGGGTAGGCCATTAGTCTGCCGGACCTCCTAGGACCTCAAACTGGTTATCAACATCCAGCGTGTCACGGGCAATCAGGCTGGCTCCACTTGAGTTTACTGGGTGATTGCTTGCCTTAATTGTCACAATGCCTTCGCCGTCAAGGTCGATTGCCTCAATCTGATACACCTGGCTGGTGACGTTGGCATCAATTACAGAAAAGACCGTGTTCCGCAGGCTCTGCGCTTCGCCGTTCACAATCTCAAGCGTGCCAGTTTCGATCGTTGTCTGGCTCCGGTCCCAGTAGTAAACCGTGTAATTGCCATCGGCCAAAGGCGTTATCGAGACAACACTGCCATCCTCTCGGACGATGCCGTTGTTTGTCGGGCTGTACGGGCTGATTTCAGTGGCAACACGGATGTAATCACCAGGCGCCAAGCTCAAACCCCAAGGCAACGTCCTAAACGTGATGCTGTGAGTTACA